CCCCGCCGTAATCCCTCCNTGACTACNATNTNNCGNGTTTCNTCCGGCATGGCGAATGTCTCCCAGACCGTCGCGTCCGGGTTGGCCACCCACGGATTGACGTAGCCGCGCGCGGTCTTGGACCACAGCAGTTCGCGGGAGCCGTTGTTGACCTTTGCCCGCGCGCCTTTTTGCGCTTTGGTCGGGATGCGGGTCACGCTGTACTTGAACAGCTTGAGGTCGGTGGTGCCCGGCGGATAGACCGGCGAGATCCATGCCGCCGCGCCGTCCGGGGTGGTGCCTGCAAACTCTGCGCCCGGATCGGCAGAGAACGGGTTGATCTTGGCCTGCATGACGTACAACGTAGTTCCCACCAGCGCCGCGCCCAGCACCAGGTTCTCGGGCGTGCTCAGGCTGTTGGCGGTGTCGTAGTCGGCGATGTCGAGGATGGCATCGCCATTCATGAACACCCAGCGCCCGTATTGCTTGTCGGGCTTACGGTAGGGGTCGTACAGGTAGCGCAGGGTCGGGCCGTAGAAATTGACCACGACGCCCTTTTCCCCGCGCCAGTCGATGTTGCCGCCACGCTTGATCCCATCCGGGTACGGGCCAAGATAGGACGCCTTTGGAGGCGCAACAGTGGCGCTGGCGGCTTTGGAGCCGAACCACGCTGGCCACGCCTTGCCCTTCGGGGTCAGGGCAACCTGCGTCCACGTTGGGTCGCGCCCATTCGGGTAGTCGCTGTTGCGCGGGTTCAGTGCAATCTTCGGCACCAGCACTTCATCACTGCGGCTGGCAACGTCCATGACCATGATGTCTGGCAATCCCCCGACCAGCCGCGCAATCACGGTGCTGCCATCCGACATTTTCCGCCGGATGGACAGCGTTTCCACACCGCCGCTGCGGCGCACCTGAAGGTACGCCAGTAGCTTCTTGCCTTCCTCCACCAGATCGGGGCGTTCATCGGTGTCGCCCCGCAAGCGACGCCAGCCGGTATGCCGCCCCGACATGAATCAGGCGCTAGTCAGGGTCAGGGTGTACTTGACCGAGAGTTCATCCGCTGCCGCCACGTTACGGGCCGCAGAGAACCGCGCAGCCGCCAGCAGGGTGCCGGTGGTGGCGGACTTGGCCGAAGCGGTCAGCAGGCCACCGCCGTACACGGTCTTGGTGGCGTTCATCGTGAACACGGCGCGGGAGGCGCTGTTGTCGATGACGCCAGCCGCAGCGGTGCCCGGCACGAACGCGACGCGGGTTGCCTCGTTGTAGGCCGTGCATTCGGTGGTGGTGGCGGTGTAGGTCGCCGCAGTCAGGGTATTCGCCGGGGTCACGTTGCCCTCGAACAGTGCGACGTACCACGTCAGGGACTGGCTGCTGCCGGCCAGCACCACGCCGAGGATGTGATTCAGCCCCTCGGTCGGAATGATGTTGGAGCCGGCCACGCGGGCGATCAGGTCGCCTGCGCGGCGATGCTCGACATCGAACACGCCCATCGGCATGGCGTTGATCCCGGCGCCCAGCAGGATGCCGCCGTCGTCGGTGATGTCGTACTTGTGATTGGCGAGCGCGCGCAGCACCTCGCCCCGATGCTTCTGCAGGTCGGTCATGGTCAGTCTCTTGGGTGATGACGCGAGCGCGTCGGGTGGGGTGCCTTGCGGCGGTGTGCCCGTCAGGGGTCGGGTCAGGTGGGCCGGTGATCCCGGCGCGTCACGGTGGCGTCAATGGCATCGCTTGCAGCGGCAAGGTTTGCGCTGGCGCCCACGGTGGTAGTCAGGAGCTGGCGGATTCCATCGAACAACATCAGGCCGGTGGCGCCGCGTTCCGCTCCCACAGGCAGGGCGAGCGCATCCTCGCGCAGCGGGATGAGTTGTCCGCCCGGAAGGCCGATACATGGCGTGCCGTTGGCCGCAAGCCAGTAGGCGACCGTCTCCACCTCCAGCCCGAAGTAGCTGCCAGGCAGGGTGGTGGACGTGCCAGGAACGGCGGCATGGGGATAGCGGGCCTGCTGCTGCCAGTTCGCAGGATCAGCGCCGGCCATGAAGTAGGTGCGCTTGTGGTCAGCGGCCCAAACGCCAGCGCCCTCGGTGCCGTCGCCGATAGGCTCAAGCAGCGTGGCTTCGGTGCCCAGCACGATGTGGTTGTCCGGGTGCATGAGGCCGACCCGGTAGGCTTCAGACCAGACCAGCACGTTGCCGGCCAGCCCGAACAGGCGGGCGTGGCCGTAGCGCAGGGCATGGCACGGCACCAGCGTTTGCAGCCACAGGGTTTCCAGCTTCGCGCCGGGGGTGTGTACGCCAATGACGTACCCGCCAGCATTGGCCGGGATGTCCGCGCACTGGTAAAACACGTCGCCATCGGGCGGGGTGACGTACACGCGCCACCGCAGGCATGCCTCTGGGATCGAAGGCAGGGTGACATTGATCCCCTGCCCCGCCGCCAGCAGCAGTTGCACGGGGCCGGAAGCGCCAGACTCGCGGCCCTCGGCATCCACAGCGGTGACGGACACTTCATAGCGCCCGGCAGCGAGCCCGCCATTGCCTGCAGCAGCGAGGATGACGGGGTTTGGCGTGCCAACCCACGCCGGATGCGCGGCCAGATCCTCGCCGAGGCGCCCGATGGTGACGCCATTACTCCACCACGCGCTGTAGTCGTCGCTGGCGAAGCTGCAGAAACGATCCCCAGGCGTAGCAAGCGTGGCATCCAGCGTCAGGCTACCGTCCTGCGCCTGCCGGTAGCCACGCAGCTCACCATCCACCACGGCAAGCAGCCAATCGTGGAAGGCGTACAGGGAGTGCGCCTTCCCCACTACTCGCCGGGTCTGGCCGGGGCGTCGGAATGGGGAGCCGTCGTTGTGCAGCGAGACGTTGACCGCCTCGCGCAGCGCAACAGGAGCGCCTGCCTCGTTCTTCGGGCCGGCGGTGTCGTCTGCGCGATTGTTCAGGCCAGCGGGGTATCCCCCAGTGCGAACCGTTGGCGGGTCTTGTCGCCTCACGGGTACACGTTCCGGGTAGTGACACGGCGACGCTCACGGTGCCGGCGCTGGACATCGCCCGTGCGGCGTTCTCCAAAGCGCACGGTGAAGTCAGCCAGCGCCCGCTGCGCGCGCTGCGGATCGGTCAACTCCATGTCCGGGGTGTCGTACACGCGGTACAGCACCCAATCCACCAGCCCCATGTGCAGCTCGGCGGGGATCTCCGGTTCGTCGGATGTGTCCTCGATGTCGTACAGCGGCAGGCGGTACACGTCCAGGCGCAGCGTGCCGGCGCCACTCGGCGCGGGATACAGGGTCAACGTGCTGCGGCCACTGTGGGCGGCATGGGATGGCCGGCTGGAAATAACTGTGCGCCCGTCCTGCATGTCGCGGATCGCGTCGATGCCGGTCAGCTCCATGCGGCACCCGCGCAACGCATTGGCAGGTGTGAAGGTGGCGTGATCCACGCGCAACACGCGAGGATCAAGCGCAACGCTCGACTGCTCTGCGGCAATGGCGTACTCCACCACTTCGGCGGTGTCGTAGTCGAAGATCGGGTGCGAACGCTGGCATGCTTCTTGTTCGGCTTCCGTCAGCAGGGCCAGCACCTGCGCGTCGGACATGAAATACGGCTCGGCACGGTCATCCGCCCTGCGGCGGTATTCGGCCAGCAGGGCAGAGGCTTCGGCCATGTCTTACTCCGCGGCTTCGTTCTGCATGGCAACAAAGACGTTCATCACGGCTTCCTTGCTCACGTTCATGCCACACAGCTTCGCCACGACCTTCGCGTTCGGGGTCTGGTCGGCGGTGAAGTCGCTGCGGAAGTCCGGGTCATCCTTGCGGGCCAGCATGAGTTCGATGGCCTCGCGGATGACTTCGGTTTCGTTGGCCGGGCGCTTCGGCGCATCCGGGGCGCTTTCGGCCTTCGGCGCAACGGTGGTCACGCGGGACTGGTCGCATTCGCAACCTGCGGCCATTGCATCGCGGTGCAGAATCTCGGGCAGAGGCTGCCACTCGCCGGTCACGATGGCCGAATGGCCCAGCGTATTGCTTACGGTGATCGGGTTGCCGTGGGGGGATCGGAATTGCATGGCGCGTTCTCCGGGGGAATTGAATGGGGCGATAGCCCGGCGAACCGGGCTATCGGATCAGGCGGTCAGTCCTGGATGCTGCAAACGGTGCCGGCCTGGACGTACTCCAGCACCAGATGCACCTTGCCGGCCGTGGCCGTGGTGGTGACGATGGTTTCCGCGATGGTCGCGGTGATGACGCCGCCGTCCGCGTAGTGCTTCGGCACGTTCGCCACGGTTTCGCTGCCCGTGCTCTTGATGTCCACCGCATTGGCGAACGTGGTGGTGCCATCGGCAACGGTCAGGGTGGCGGTGCCAGTGCTGCCGGTATCGAACGCGGTCACGGTCAGGGCCGTCGCACGCAGCAGGGTTGCGCCGCGCGGGATGGTGAAGGTGACGGCGTTCGCGGCACCGATCTCCGCGATGCCAAGCATGTACTCGGCGACGACTGCCTTGGTGCGGTTGCTTTGGTTGGTCATGTTGCTTCTCCTGAAAAGGGAGAGGCCCCCGAAGGGGCCTCAGTAGGTCAGAGGGCGTGGTCCACGGCGATGACGCCGAAGTCCTCGACGGTGTTGGTGTAGCTGTCGAGGAACTTGGGCTTGAGGAAGCCAGCCATCTTGTCCACGCCCAGCGCCCAGCGGTTCTTGAGGTCGTAGAACTCCTCCTCCCAGCCAACCGGGCCAAGGTCGGCCATCGCCAGCGCCTGCGCGCCCAGCAGCAGCGAGCGGGAGCCTTCCACCGCGCCGCCGCCCCACTTCACCGCAGCGTTCTTGTTGGTGAACACGCGCTTGTACGGCTTGATGAGGATGCCGTTGAGGGTCAGGTAGCCGCGGCCCTTGAAGATCGGGTGCTCACTACCACGCTGGCCCGCACCAACGACAGCGGTGCGGAAGTTGGCGTCCTTCCACAGCGCGGCGAAGGCATCTTCATGCACCAGCCACACGAAGATTTCCTCGCCACCGATGCGCAGCGGGGTCAGGTTGCGGGTGGAAGCCAGTGCCGCCAGGTCGGGCAGCATTTCGTACTTCACCACGTCGGCGGTATCCACCGAAGCAGTCGCGCCAGCCTCGAAGCCGTTGGTCGCGTCCCAGCGGACGTGACGGTTCGCGGTCGGGGCCGATACGTCAGAGGCGTACTCCAGCGAAGTCCACGCATCCTGGCCCGCCGGCACCGAACGGGCAGAGCCGTCCAGGTTCAGCGAGTAGGACAGGCCGGACATGGTGAGGATGGCCTGCTCCTCCAGCGTTTCCGCCAGCCAGCGGGCCATCTTCTTGCGGAACACCTTGCGGGTGTTGATGACCGACTTCTGCTCGGACAAGCGGCCCTTGGTCACGACGCCGTTGCGGAGCTGGCTGAAGTTGACCTTGATGAAACTGGCGTCCAGAGAACGGAAGCGGCCTTCCAGCGTGTTGTCGCCGAACACGCCGCCGCCGTGGATGTCGGCGATGCTGTGCAGCCACGCGCCGGATTCGCCCTTGTTGTTCTTGGACAGGTCGGTGATGTGCTCAACGATGGCCGATTCGCCCTGGCCGAGCATGCCGGTGAAGAAAAAGAGGTCTTTGAACTCCTCGTAAGCCTTGTGGCCCCACGCATCGCGGTTGTAGGGCTGCTGGGCGTAGAAATCAGTTGCGGACATGGGTATGTCTCCGAATAGAGGTGGGATCAGGGAGGTGTTGCGGATCGACCTGATCGCCGGTCGGAGAGCGGAAGCGCGGGCTGTCATGCCGCGAGTCGGACAGAGCGTTGTCAGCGGTGTGCAGTTACCGTCAGCACACGGGACGAAAGCGCCGTACTCGGCGAGCGACCCGCAAACGAAGGCGCCTAACGGCGCCCTCGCGGGCTTGCTGGTGTTGCGGACTTACAGCGCGTCAGCACCGCCCAGAGCGGCGGCTTGCTGGTCTTTCGAGAGCTTCGAGAAGGTGCCGGGCTTCATGTTGGCGAAGTCCACGTTGCCGATTGGCCCGCCTGCGCTGCTCACGCCGCCGTTGATGGCCGGCGGCTGCGCGGATGCCCTGGCGGCAAGCTGCGCGTCGGCCTTGTTGCGGTCGGCGTTCGGCCCCTTCGGCGCTTCCTCGGCCTTGCCGTTCATGGCCAGCACGATCTTGTGCGCGCGCTCCAGCTTGTCGGCATCGCTGGCATCCGGGAACTTGGCGAACACGCCATGCAGCGCGGCTTCCAGATCCACCTTGGCGGTGGCGTCGAGGTATTCCGGGTGCGCCTCTACAAAGGCATTGGCGGCATTGGCCCACGCCTGCGCCGCCTGCTGCGCCGCCTTCTCGGCCTGCTGCTGCTCGTATCGCTCGATGGCAGCCTGCTCGGCGCGGGCGGCAATGAGGCCGTCGCGCTTGGACAGGTACTCGTCGTGGCTGCCATCAAAGGCGTCGTCATTCCATGCCTCGTCCAACGCCTTGATCTCGGCGCCGTAGTCCACCGGCGGGCCGCGGCGCATGGCTTCCAGCTCGGCAGCGAGGGCTTCTGCGCGCTCGCGCTCACGGTCACGCTCGGCCAGCACCTCATTGAGCCGGCCTTTCGGGTAGTCATGTCGGGCGTTCTTGGCTTCGGTCCTCGGTCGCGCTCGGCTTCCGTCTTTTCGGTCCGTCAGCCTTTNNAGCGGCAAGGCGCTCGGCCTCGGCTGCTTCATCGGCCTCGATGTCGTCTGGTACGTCGTCATCGAATGCAGCCGGATCGGCGGCACGCAGGGCAGCGAGTTCTTCTTCGGTCTTGTGGCTCGGGATGTTGTCGGGCATCGGGCTTTCTCCTGGCACACGCCATCGCGCCGCCTCGCGGCAGCGGTCAGGCGCTTTTGGGGGTGGTTACTGCGGGGGGTTGATCGGCGAATCGGTCATGCCGGCGTTGAGGCCGACGTTGGGACTTTCGGGCTCGGCCGGAGTCAGCGGCGTAGTGTCTCGGGGTGCGGTGGTGTCGATGGCCGGTGCAGGCAGCGCGTCCTGCGGGTAGATCGGGTCCATGTCGGCATCCACGAACCCGGCCGACTTGGCAATCTGGTCGGCAATCGCGGCAGATTGCGGGGTCACGGTGATGACCTGCGCGGTCTGGATCGCGGCGTACAGCGCCTTGATGTTCTCGCCCACGGTCTTGGCTTCAGCAAGGCGCTGGTTCGCCAGCGTGAGGGCCGCTTCCGCCTCGGCGCGGGGATCGGTCTGCCCTTGCTGCGCGCGCATGGCCTCGGCAATCTCGTGCTTGTCGGCAAGGTTGGATGCGCGGATGACCACGGCATCCGGGATAGCGATGCCCATGTCCTTCCGCATCGCCTTCATCTGCTCGAACTCGGTGTTGTTGAAGGTGATGTTGGCGGGCTTCTCGGCCACGGCGTAGTCGTACTCGCCGGCCGTGAGGTCGTTGAGGATGGTGCCATCCTCCTGCCGGACGTTCAGCGCAAGCGGCACATGCTGCTCCACCCCGTAGTCGTCCACTTCGGTGATGCGGATGATCCGCTCGTTGCCCATGTACCGCTGAATGAGCTTGGCCGTGCGGCCGGCGACCATGTGCCGGGTCTGGCTCAGGTTGTCCAGCACGATGGCGAGCTTCTGCTGCTGGGCGTACTGGAGCGATTGCAGGGCGATGCCCGACATATCGCTGCGGTCAATCTGCATGCCGTTCGGATCGACACCCGACACGATGTTCAGGTGGTTGTGCATCATGTCGATCATCTTGTCCAAGCCCTGCGGGACAGGGTTGGGCTGGATGCGGGTGAACGGCTGTGTGCCGGGCTTGCGCAGCAGCACCAGGTTGTTCTGCGCCGCGTTGGATACGAACTCGTCGTCGCTCATGTTCTCCAGCGCGTTCGCCTCGCCCTGCCAGCCGCCGTTGGCGGAGCCGTTGACGATGTGCTCGAACTGGCTGATTTGCTTGTTCAGCGATTCAGCAGGCGACTCCATGTTGTCCACCATGCCCAGCGTCTGCCCGCGGTCGAAGTACGGGAAGAACGGCACGATGGTGAAGTGCTCGTAGGGGCTTAAGTCGTCGTACAGGCACACTTCCGGCGCGCACACCATCCAGCGCACGCGGCGCACGCGCTTGGTGATGAGGTGGACGCCATGATCCAGCAGCCACGCCATGTGTTCGCGTGGGTAGCCTTCCACGATACGGAAGTCGCCACCAGGGAACACCGCAACCAGCGCATTCGCGTATTCGTGGTACTGCTTGTCGATGAGGCGATAGCGGCGGGTGTAGTCGTTCTGGCCGTACCAGCCGCGCCCCATGCTGTAGGACGCTGGCATGTCGTTGCCGAA